GTTGCTCATGACTTTACCTGAGGAGCTAAAGCATAAACCATCAGGCCTTATCTCTCTTTCTGACCAATACCTCAGCGGCGTAGTTGGTGATGAACGGGTATCAAAACCTGTATTAAATTTAACCATCGATCCCGAGCCACCAGCTAGCTTGATGTTAAAGCCAAAGTTTAAACGCTGGACAAGCGACGAATATCTTAAGTGGGTTAAATCACAGCCGTGTTGTGTTTGTGGCGCCACATCGGACGATGCACATCACCTAATCGGACATGGTCAAGGTGGGATGGGTACTAAGGCTCATGATTTGTTCACTATTCCATTGTGTAGAGTTCACCACAGCGAGTTGCATAAAGATCCGAGGGAATGGGAAAGGGAGCATGGAAGCCAAATAGATTTTTTATTTCGATTCCTAGACCGTTCAGCGGCATTAGGTGTTTTCGGTTAATGCGTTGTGCGGAACGCAGGAGACTTTTTGCATGAGAGATATTCAGTTAGTTTTACAGAAATGGGGCACATGGGCTCATGAGGGGAATAGTGACGTTGATTATTCTTCCGTAGCTGCTGGCTTTAAAGGTTTACTTCCAAGCACAAAAAAGACGAGAGAAAGCTGCTGTGATGATGATGGTATTGCGGTTGATGCCGCCGTTAATAAATTGAAAAAGAGTAATTCATATTTATTTCAATTAGTTATTCTTTATTACGTAAAAAACTGCACATTAAGAACGCTAGAAAAAAAATTAGGGATATCCCATAACGAAGTTGCAAAGAGGCTACAGTATGCAGAGGGTTTTGTGGAAGGGTGCCTAGCAATTGCCGAAATAACACTGGAAATGGACAGAGAAGTTAGAAAAGAGTGTATATATGGGCTTGCGTAATTACAAAACTCAATATATTGTGATAAGAGTGAATACGTTGTCACCTAACTTATAGAATGAAACCTCGCCATTTGTGCGGGGTTTTTGCTTTTTAGCGCATAGTTTCTTTACAATCCACAAAATATAGCTACTTTTATATAACAAGTGATTGATTAATTGCTGATTATAAAGGGATTGTATTTATGGGGATCTTTCATGTATTACAGGTAGCGGTAGCTGCACTGGTATTAGTTCTTCTATTTGTCGCTATTCCACATTGGGTAAAGTAATTAGTAGCTGAAGAGTTGAGCTTGCGCAATTTAAACTGCGAACTACATCAGTTGTAAGATCATCAACCCTAATCAAACCCGTCAGCAATGGCGGGTTTTTTGCTTTCTAGGCAATGAAAACTCTATTTGTCAGCTTCTATCTTGCACATAGCGGCATTAAAGCGAGTAGGGTTTCCATTGTGGAGAATGCCAAGGCTGATTGGCTAACTCGCATGGGTTATCTGTACTTATCAGGATAGAAGCACACACGCCATGGGGAACCTGAATGCATACACTCTCAGCGTATGCCTCCACAACACCATTTCGAACAACAAAATATTCCAAAAATAATTCCAAGGGCTGCGCATTGCGTGGCCTTTTTCTATTTAAGAGAGGTAGTTATGAGTAATCAAAATGAAGCTGAATTTTCAGGTGTTATTGTCACTAGTGGTGATTTAAGTCTAGAAGAACGAGTAACAGCATTAGAAAAACAGCTCAGTGTTATGCAAGCAGCAATGAGCTGTGAATTAGATGCGCTTAGCGCTGATATACTTCGAGTTCACGTGACACTTAATTCTAATGAAGAGGCATATCAGCGTATTCTTTCGACGCTACAGGCTAATTATTGCAACCAGTAGATTTACTATATAAATCATAAGCTAATTTAGATATATCTCTTAATGTCATATCAAGCACATTGTGCTCTGTGGTATCAATAGGAACTGTAATATCCAAATCATTTATTTTTAGTGATACATCAATGTTTCTGCTGAAGCTTGGATTATTAAACTCGCTAATTCGAGACAATCCATGAATACCTCTAATTTGGTACTTGCTCATGCTTTCCTCACTCCGAAGTTAATCAGCCATCCCTTCAGTAAGTAACATAGGGCTGAACCTCTAACTTATCCCAAATACTAATTAAATTCATTAATCTAAATCTAGCTGCTATTGCTGGTGGCTTTCTATTAACTAAACATCGGAACACTCCGCAGGGGGTGGATATGCGTATGCCTGAAAAGTATTCAAGCCCCGCTGCAATCATATGGGGTGTTCTAACATCCATATTTGGTATTTTCACACTAGATCAATGGGCTGTAATCGTGGGTATTTTATGTACGGTTGGTACTTTTGCAGTGAATTGGTACTACAAACGGAAAGAATTCAAATTAAGAGAGGCTAACAGTGGCAAAGATACCAAATAAAATTAAAAAGGCCGCTGCTGGTGGCTTAATTGCATTGACTGTAAGCATGATTGCTTATTTTGAAGGCATGGAAACTAAACCTTATAAAGATGTTGTGAATGTCACTACGGTTTGTTTTGGGTACACGGGTGCTGACATTATCCCCACCAAAACCTATACAGAATCAGAATGTTTAGCTTTGCTTGAAAAAGACCTTAGCAAAGTCAGAAAGGGCGTAGACCCTCTAATCAAAGTCGATATCGATGATAACACCCGAGCCGCTATTTATTCCTTTGCTTACAACGTGGGCACAGGTGATTTTGCGCGTTCTACGATGCTGAAGAAACTGAATGCAGGTGATATCGCTGGTGCTTGCAATGAATTGAAACGCTGGACTTATGCAGGGGGTAGAGAGTGGAAAGGTCTGATAACACGCAGAGAGATAGAAAATGCAGTATGCCTTGGAAAGTTCGACTCGGCTTACTTTTATTCTTTATCGGATACCCCATCTACTTGGCAACTGGCATATATGTACTCAGAGACGATACCTGCAGTATTGACAAGGTAAGTTTAGAAAAGCGATGTCAAAAAGCCCTAGAACACTATCGAGGTAAGCAGGTGAACTTATGAAAATAGATAGTTCTACGTGGTTATTTCTTATGGTTGTCGGCCTAGGCTGGTGGGCTGTAACGCTTTATGACAGCAACGTTTCGGTAAAAAAAGATAACGATAGGCTTCAAGTTGATAATGACAAGCAAAGCAAATTGATTGCTGAGCAGTCCTTCGAATTCAATCGCATCAATCAAATAACAGGTACTGCCTATCGTAACGGCATTGTGTCTAAAGCAGAGTCACAGGAGAAAATTATTGAATACAGAACGATTCTTAAGAAAGAGCCAACTTGTGATCTTATTGTTCCTCAGTCTTTTACTGATGGGGTGCTCGACGACACATACAGTTTACGAGCCAGCGCCTTGTCCGATGATCCCAAGCGAATTAACACAGCAGGTGTTGGTTTCACTGCCTCCCGACAATTAACCTATTGTCAGGCAATTGAGTGGATACCTCATTTATTAGCCGATCTTAAACAGGCGAACATTCAACTCGATGCGTTAGAACAAATAAGAAAAGGTCAATTAAAGTAATTCAGTAGGGCGAGTAAGCGCAGCGTTGTCGCTGTCTCATATGTTAGCTGTGACCAACCTCTCACTTGATAGCGCATACTGAGAATCAAAAACAACGAATCCAAGTTTGGGTAGACTCATTAGGTTGAAACGTCAGCAACCGGAGAAGAAGCGGCGTGACTTATGGAGAGACATAATTTTATTTAATTCTACAAATGCTATTCATTGAGTAGCATTGATAGAATTTGGTATGTCAGGTTTGTTAACTACCTGCGGCTGCTTTCATTGCCTCGTTTTGTTTCGCAACTGCATTCAGGTAGTCGGGACTCGATTTTAAATTATCATGATGGTTAATAAGATTTTGAGGTATTTTTAATCCTAAATTAAAAGCCCACTGAGTTGTTTGGAAAAGAAAAATATCAGCGATAGAAAATTTATTATTAGCGATGAATAAATTCCTGCTCAATGCTGAGGAAAGAACTTCAATCGATGAAAGGTATTCTTCTTTAGCAATAGGGATTATATCAACAACTCTCTTTGATTCAGGAAGGAACATGGAGTGCTTTAAGATGGTCCATAGTGGGGATTCAAGTTCATTAATGATAAAAGCAAGCCATTGGTTTATTACTGCTTTTTCATTGATATCAATTGGAGATAAAAGGTTGCTACCATACTTTTCTGATAAATAAATACAAATAGCTGAAGATTCAAAAAGCACCAAGTCGCCATCAACAAGGGTAGGAACTTTCATTGTAATACTTGGATTGTCATTATTTTTGTTCATTACATCAAAAAAGATGCATTTGTATTCTAAATTGAGTGCTTCAGCTGTCCACGTTACGCGAAGAGATCTAGATTTAGGGTAAGTATAAATTTTCATCATTGCATCCTTTTAGTTGATTTTTCACTCTAATGTATAATCAACTTATCTCAAATTAGACCAGTAGTATTCTTATGTTGAATTCAATATAGCCATCAGTTAGCCGCTGGTGGCTTTTTCATTTATGGAGACAGTCATGTCAGATAAAAAAGAAATAGCCACCCTATCTATAAAGATATCAGTCGATAGCACTGACTTAGATAAGTTGGAAGCGCAACTAAAACGCATTGAAGGGCTGATGATTAGCACTGGGCTGAAGCAGCCTGCTGGAGGTGGTTTTATAATGGATTTCAATGCTGGTCAGATTTCTATTAATACACCGACAATTACAAGCGGAACAATTAAGAGCGCAAAAATAAAAGGCATAGCAACAGATGATGCCGCTGGGATGTTAGATAAGATAAATGAAGCATTTTACAACAGTGGTAATAAGGCATTTATCGCGGCATTGGATGAAGCTATCGATATAAATATACCTGTTAGTCATGGTGAATTTACAGAGTTCAAGCAACAGGTTGAGTCTGAGTTTAGTCAATTGCAAGCCTCTATCACGGCAATACAACAGACCATAGTTGATTCGGATAGGACAATCGCTGAAAACCTGAGACAGCTAAATCTAAAGCTTTATGGGCGCACAGTGAGGTAATGTATGGGCAGTCAAGGTTTTAATAATCCTAATCAATTCAGAGAACAATTGGATAAGCAGTTAAATGATGGCGATACAAATGTTAAAGGGTATCAACCCAAGCGGTCTAGCAATTCCAAGTCACTCTCGCCACCAAAGAAACCTTAAACTCATTAGATTGATTAATTTTACGCATAATTCAAAAGGTACTCCTGAGGGGGCACCCTTACCACGAGGCGGCATGCGCGCGGAAAACGGCTCATTTTCAATTTTTCATGCTGTCAGCAGCAGGTGAGTTAACTATTTGATTCAATATGAAAATATCGATATTGAGGTGACAATTTTTAAAATGAGTTGTCACCTCAATATACTGTATCTATCTGATAATAAATAAAAATATCAGTTTTCACCTGACAGAGTGAGGTGTCAATGTCCAACATCAGCAATCTGGGGGACGCCTACAACTGGAGCGTGGCTAAGATTGCTGAAGCATTCGGCTTAAATCGCGGAACAGTTAAAAAGCGATTGCTCGATGCAAATACTCCCATTGCCAATATTGTGCGAGGCAATCCCGTTTATGCCTTGCGAGATATCGGACCGATACTTTTCGGTGCCGACCCCGATGTAAATACAAATAATCTTCAAGATCCCACACTGATGCCACCTAAAGAGCGTAAGGATTGGTATCAGTCTGAAAATGAAAGAATTAAGTTAGAAACTACGCTTAAACAATTAGTTCCCGTTGCCGATGTACATTTGGAAATGGCGGTACTAGTTAAAGCAATAACCCAAGTTTTAGATACATGGCCTGATAAATTAGAGCGAGATAAAGGTTGGAGTGCAGAGCAACTCACTGAGGTGCAAATTATTGTCGATGAATTACGGGATATTCTCGCTTCTCGTGTGATGGATGCGGAGGATTTTGACGAATGACAGTAAATTATGCCTCAGCATCAACGGTAAGAAAGGATGTTGCATCCTTATTGAAAGCACCTCGTAGAATGCCAATTGCTCAGGCAGTAAAAAAATATATGCGCGTTCCCATGGGAGAAGGTTCATCAATACCGTGGGATGACTCATTGACCCCCTATATTATTGAACCCATGAACTGCCTTTCAGATCGCCGCTATGATTCGGTGATATTTGTTGGTCCAGCTCGTACGGGGAAATCACTGGGGTTAATTGATGGTTGGATTGTTTATGTCATTGTGTGTGACCCTGCGGATTTTCTTCTCATCCAAATGACAGAAGAAAAAGCGCGAGAGCACTCTAAAAAGCGATTAGATAGAACTTTTCGATCTAGTCGCGAAGTGGCTAAAAGACTAAGCCCACACCGAAATGATAATAACGTCCATGACAAAACATTTAGGGCTGGAAATTACTTAAAAATTGGCTGGCCATCCGTCAATATCATGTCCTCTTCGGATTATCGTTTTGTTGCTTTAACGGATTATGACCGATTTCCCGAAGATGTTGACGGTGAAGGGGATGCTTATACGTTAGCCGCAAAGCGAACAACCACATTCATGTCCGCAGGGAAAACACTGGTTGAAAGCTCCCCTGGTCGAGAGATAACAGACAGTAAGTGGCGACGAAATACACCTCACGAAGCTCCGCCAACAACGGGCATTTTGTCACTTTATAATCGTGGCGATCGCCGCCGCTGGTATTGGCCATGCCCGCACTGTTCGGAATATTTCTTGCCCATTCGAGAAAACATGGTGGGTTTTAATGAGGGCGATGACCCAGCAGTGGGCAGCAAAGCCGCCCGATTACAGTGTCCACACTGTCTTGGGCTCATTGAACCCGACCAAAAAAGAGTGCTAAATAATAAAGGTATTTGGCTCAAAGAGGGGCAGTCTATTGACCAAAATGGCGTTGTAACAGGTGAGCCAAGGGAGTCGCGCATTGCTTCATTTTGGATGGAAGGCCCCGCAGCCGCTTATCAAACATGGGAAAAGTTAGTTTATAACTTACTCAATGCGGAGCAAGAATACGAGCGAACCGGTAGTGAGGAAACACTAAAGTCCGTTATTAATACCGACTGGGGGCAACCTTATTTACCAAAAATCAGTCAAGAGCAGCGAAGCGGCGATGATCTTAAAGCCCGAGCAGAGTATTGGGACTATGGCTCAGTGCCTAATGGCGTTCGTTTTCTCGTTGCAACTATTGACGTTCAGGGCGGTAAAAAGCGGCGTTTTGTCGTTCAAGTCACAGGCTATGGCACCAGAGGTGAGCGTTGGATAATTGACCGATTTGATATCACTCACTCATTAAGAACAAACGAAGATGGCGAATCACAGCCTATTAATCCTTCATCTTATGCGGAAGACTGGGATGTTCTCATTACAGATGTGCTCGATAAAACCTACCCAATTCAAGGAAATGACAATATAGAAATGGGCATCCATTGTATGGCAATAGATACCGGTGGGGAAGAAGGGGTAACTGATAATGCGTATAAATTCTGGCGACAATGCAAGAAAGAAGGGCTAGCGAGGAGAGTGTATTTATTTAAGGGGGATGGTAAAGCGAAAAGCAAGCTCATTACTAAATCTTACCCTGATAATACCAACCGTTCAGATCGCCGAGCAAAAGCGCGGGGTGATGTACCTATTCATTTATTACAAACCAATGAGCTTAAGGATCGCATTTCTGCTCATCTTGGGCGAGACACTGTTGGCCCTAACTATATTCATTTCCCAGATTGGCTTGATAATTCTTTCTACGATGAATTGACGTATGAAGAGCGCGACAGTAATGGAAAATGGAGTAAACCAGGCAAAGGGGCTAACGAAGCTTTTGACTTGATGGTCTATGCGCATGCGTTGGTAATTTTGCTTGGTTACGAAAAAATCAAATGGGAGAACCCGCCTAAATGGGCTCGGTTGCCGGATATCAGTGATGTTAAACCATCTCGTCCAGCGCCTAATCAACCTCCTCAAAAATCAACACCAATTCAAACAGAAACACAAGAAACCACGCCTAGCGCAAGCTCGGCATGGGCTCCTGTGTCTGCAACTTCAGGGGGATGGGTATGACCCGTGAACAAATCAAAGAAATGCTAGATGCATATTTAAAAGCAGAAATGGAAATACTGCAGGGGAAGAGTATTACATTTAACGGGCAGTCAATGACAATGGAAAACCTTAGCGAGATCCGTAAGGGGCGAGAATATTGGGAGTATCGATATTCACAAAGTAGCGCCGCTAATCGCAAGTCACCTGGTTATAAATTAGCGAGGTTCTCATGAATATGTTGGAGAAGGCGATTGCGGTATTTTCACCGTCATGGGCGAGTCAACGAGCCAAGTCACGTTATGCCATTCAAGCTTATGAAGCCGCCAATCCTTCTCGACTTCATAAGGCGCGTCGAGAGAACCGAAATGCAAACCAATTAACGCAAGTTGGTGGTAAATCCTTACGTGAGCAAGCGCGATGGCTAGATAATAATCACGACCTTGTGATTGGTATTCTCGACAAAATGGAAGAGCGCATTGTTGGTAGCAAGGGGATTATTGTTGAACCACAGCCACTATCACTTACAGGGCAGATCCATGATGACCTCGCCAAGCAAATCAGAACGGCATGGTCTGAATGGTCCATTCGTCCAGAGGTGACAGGACAATTTACCCGCCCAATGCTTGAGCGTCTTTTGGTTCGAACATGGATCCGTGATGGTGAAGTTTTTGCTCAATTAGTCAGAGGAAATCAGAAAGGGCTTGATAAGCAATCGGGTATTCCATTTTGGCTTGAAGCACTTGAGCCTGACTTCGTTCCGATTCATTTGGATGATACCGGGAAAAATATCCGACAGGGGATCCAATTAAATGATTGGGGCCGCCCACAAACTTACTTTGTTTATAAAAACTTGTTAACCGCAGGCCAGCAGATGGGGGAGCTTAAATCTATCCTGACGGAAAACATGCTGCACTTGAAATATGTGCGTCGATTACATCAACTGCGCGGTAATAGTTTATTTTCCGGCATCTTAATGCGTTTAAGTGCTCTAAAAGACTACGAAGATGCAGAGTTGACGGCCGCACGTATCGCCGCCTCTCTAGGGATGTACATCAAGAAAGGTGATGCAGGGACTTACGATGATGAGCGGGAATATGAGGACCGCACTATCGATATTGTTCCCGGGATTATTTTTGATGAATTACGGCCCGGTGAAGATGTTGGCATGATCAAGTCTGATAGGCCCAATCCAAACCTTGAAAACTTCCGGAATGGTCAACTTAGAGCAGTTGCAGCGGGAAGTCGCGGTAGTTATTCCAGTATCGCACGGGATTATAACGGGACATACAGCGCGCAGCGGCAAGAGCTGGTGGAATCATTTGAGGGGTATTACATCTTGCAAGATACCTTCTGTGGCTCAGTTAGCCGACCTGTTTATCGACAATGGTTACAGATGGCTATCGCTGCAGGCGTCATTGTGGTTCCGGCTGATGTTGACCGCAGCTCACTGTATAACGCGACTTACAGCGGACCAGTTATGCCGTGGATAGATCCACTTAAAGAGTCAGCGGCATGGAAAACACAAATTCGAGGAGGGGCGGCAACAGAGAGTGATTGGGTTCGCGCTAGAGGTGGTAACCCTGCAGAAGTTAAACGCCGCCGCAAAGCGGAAATTGATGAAAATGAACGGCTTGGATTGGTTTATGACACAGATCCCGCCAATGACAAAGGTAACGACAATGCAGACGATAAACACACATCTCATGCGACCAAAAAACAGCACGACGATGAGTAAACCGCTAATGTCGGCACCGGAGAAGAGCTGGTTTCAAATGAAAGCGACCAGTGAGACTTCAGCCGATATTTATATTTATGACGAAATTGGCATGTGGGGGATAAGCGCCCGGCGATTTACCGAAGATTTAATTTCCCTCGGTAATATCAACCACATCAACCTTCATATTCATTCGCCCGGCGGTGAAGTTTTTGAGGGCATCGCTATTTATAACCAACTGAAAAACCACAATGCCACGATTACGGTTTATATCGATGGATTAGCGGCTTCTATGGCGTCAGTTATTGCCATGGTGGGTGATGAAATCATTATGCCAACCAATGCCATGATGATGATCCATAAACCTTGGGGCGTGTCGTGGGGTGATGCTAATGATATGCGCGATTACGCTGATCTACTCGACAAGGTTGAAAACGTCTTAATCCCTGCCTACATGGAGAAAACAGGGAAAACCAAAGAAGAAATTGAAGCCATGCTCGGTGAAGAGACATGGTTAACGGCAGAAGAGTGTGTGGAACACGGTTTTGCTAATACTGTGATTGAGCCGGTTAAAGCCATGGCCAGTCTTTCATCTAAACGCATTGAGGAATTTAAATCCATGCCGAACTCATTAAAAAATACGTTAAAAAACAGTCTCGCTAATCCGCGAAACACAACAACACCAAGCGCACCGGTGGCAGAGCCTGCACCACAATCACAAAATCCAACTAATACACAACAGCCAGATACGGCAAGCATTCAAGCGCAAGCACGACAAGCTGAACAAACGCGTATGAATGGCATTAAAGATTTATTTGCGATGTTTGGCGGTAAGCATGACAGCGTCATGGTTGAGTGTCTGACAGATATCAACTGCACCGTCGAGCAGGCAAAAGACAAAATTTTAGATTTGGTTGCTAAAGAAGCGACACCAACAAATAAAAATAATTACGGTGCTCATATTTATGCAAATAACGGCAATATCGTAGGTGATAGCGTCCGTGCATCATTGATGGCACGTGCGGGTTATGATGAAACCCAAGCCGATAACCCATATAACTGCATGACGTTACGTGAATTGGCGCGTATGTCATTAGCTGATCGCGGCGTGGGTGTTGCGAGTTACAATCCAATGCAAATGATTGCGATGGCTTTTACGCATACAACCTCTGATTTCGGTAATATTCTCCTCGATGTTGCCAATAAATCCATTTTACAGGGATGGAATGAAGCAGAGGAAACTTTTGATTTGTGGACGAAGAAAGGCCAACTCAGTGACTTTAAAACCGCAACGCGTGTCGGGATGGGGGGCTTCAATTCACTTCGCACAGTTCGTGAAGGGGCAGAATATAAATACGTAACGACCAGCGACAAAAAAGAGACGATTGCACTGGCGACTTATGGAGAGTTGTTTAGCATTTCTCGTCAAGCCATTATTAATGACGACATGTCCATGCTAACCGATATCCCAATGAAATTGGGGCGTGCAGCAAAAGCGACGATTGGTGATTTGGTTTACGTTATTTTAACCAAAAATGAAAAAATGCGGTCCGATAACAAACCCCTCTTTAGTGCTGATCATGGCAACACGATCAAGGGAGGGATGGATGTTGATACTATTGGTAACGGTAGAACCGCTATGCGTAAGCAAAAAGAAGGTGAACGTACGTTAAATATTCGCCCTGCCTTTATGCTTGTGCCGACCGCGTTAGAAATCGCCGCCATTCAGGTAGTAGGTTCAGGCAGCGTAAAAGGCGCAGATGTGAACGCTAATATTATTAACCCAATCCGTAATATCGCTGAAATCATCACAGAGCCCCGCCTGGATATCAACAGTGATACCACTTGGTATATGACCTCAGCAAAAGGTACTGATACCATTGAAGTTGCTTATTTAAATGGTGTTGATACGCCTTACATCGACCAGCAAGAAGGTTTCACTTCTGACGGCGTAACCACTAAAGTCCGCATCGATGCAGGCGTTGCCCCTGTTGATTATCGCGGTCTGGTGCGTGTCGAAGCGGCATAATTCGTATTAAAAATACAATACTCTCGCCCTAACGGGCTTTTTTTATACCTAAAATCTGGCTCTTCGGGGCCAGAAGGAGAAGTTATGGCTAAGAATTATCAACAACAGGGGCTAACTGTTGAAGTTATCAATACAGGCACAACCGCTATTCTCAGTGGAGATTTGGTCATGGTGGGCGCATTGGCTTGTGTCGCAGCGACAAATATTGAACCTGGGGAGACGGGGGATGGTTTTGCAGAGGGTGTCTTTTTACTAAAGAAAAAGGCAGGCGTTGCATTAACCGCAGGTCAAGCGGTGACAGGTGATAAAGGGATTGTTGCGGATAAAGGTGGCGTTCCTGTTGGTATTACATGGGGGGCGGCTGAAGCGGGTGCGGAGTTAGTGCCTGTAAAGCTTAATATTTTTCCAGCAGCCGTGGCAGCAGGCGGTTAATTTATGAGTGCGTTTGAACGGTTAACAGATCGACTGGACGCACTCACCACTAAAAGGATGGGAAAGCCTATATCTATTAACGGTATAGACCATATCGGGGTGGATTCTCACTTTTTACCTGAATTCGGCCCCGTCACAGGAGATGGGCTTTCTTATGTCATTTTTTCGACGGGTTATCAACCCAGAAAAAACGACAAAGTGGCTGCTGGTGGTTGCTATTATTTAGTGACTCGTTTTCAGCGATTTAATGGCAAGTGGATGATTTTTTTAGAGGATGATGACGATGAAGGGGAAGGATGAAGCGGTTCGTAATCTTGGCATTATCGTTGATAAAGTGACCCCGATTGCCACGGCACAGGCAATAAATCGGATTGCGGCAAGAGCCGTTAGCCGCAGTGTCAAACAAGTTTCCAAAGAAGTCAAAATCCAACAAAAGATCATCCGTAAGCGTGTAAGGCTTAAGAAAGCCAGTGTAAAGCAAGGAACCCCTAAAGCGCGGATCACAGTAAACAGAGGTAATTTGCCGGCGATTGTGCTCGGTACGGCGCGTGTTCAATTATCTCGTCGTCGGGGAGTCGATAGGCGGCATGGCAGTGTTTTAAAAGTGGGTAAATTCACCTTTAAAGGTGCGTTTATTCAACAGCTAAAAAATGGTAAATGGCATGTCATGCAACGGCTTAGCTTAAGCCGTTACCCGATTGATGTTGTCAAAATTCCCGTATCCAAACCGCTAACAGAGGCCTTTGAAGAGCACGCTATTAAAGTTCGTGAGGAGGATATGAGCAAAGAAATGCAATACGCCTTGAATAACCAATTACGGCTTTATTTTAAGGGGGGATAATGATTAAGCACACCAAGATCCGCCAGTTGGTGATTGAGGGGCTCAAGACTAGCCTCCCAAAATTATCAACTTATGACGGGCGACCCGTTAACTTTGATGAAAGTGAGCTGCCTGTCGTCGCTGTTTATTTAACAGAGCCCCACCCTGATCCACGGTACCTTGATAGCAACCAATGGACGGCCACCCTTCATATCGAGCTTTTTTTAAAAGCCGCCAAAACTGACTCTGATTTAGATAACTGGGTGGAAGAAAAGCTATATCCAGCTATCGAAAGCATGAGCAGTTTAGGTGATGTATTAACCGATATGACCCCGAAAGGGTTTGATTATGATCGCGATGATGAAATGGCGTTATGGGCTTCGGTTGATATCACCTACCAAATTGAATATGACATGTAAGGAATTTTACGATGGCAAAAGTACCAAATCCATTAGCTCCCACTAAGGGGGCGGGTACCACACTTTGGGTCTATACAGGTACGGGTGACCCAACCCAAGATCCCTTTAGCGAAACGGGCTTTATTCGATTAGCTAAAATTAAGTCACTGGAGCCGGGAGAAATCACGGCGGCAAGTGAAGATGATAGCTATCTTGATGATCCTGATGGGGACTGGGAAAACACCGCTCAAGGTGAGAAATCCTCAGGTGAAACCAGTGTTACTCTTGCTTGGTTACCGGGCGAGGAAGGGCAAAAAGACCTGATTGAGTGGTTTGATGAAGGTTTGCCGCGCTTTTACAAAATTTCGTACCCGAACGGCACACTGGATTTATTTAAAGGCTGGATTAGCGCCCTAGGTAAATCCATTCCGATCAAAGAAACCATGACGCGTACGGTAAAAATTAAAAATACCGGTCGCCCAACAATGGCGGAAGAAATTACACCGAAGCCATCGGGTAAGACGGCACCTCAACCAAAAGAGTAATAAAACTTTTAAATCAATTATATAGCCACAGAAATGTGGCTTTTTTATATACATTTCATCCTGTGCATAGCACGCACACAAAAATACCAAGAGCCTACAGAAAGTGAGCCTGAGAACTGCCGTTATAGCTGGCAAGCTCTCTTGGGGCGGCTTTTCTGTGCTACAGGCTCCCTTTCTATAGGAAATATGCAATGATTAAAATCGTACCTATGAAGTATGACGAAACCTTGATCCCGTTTAATGGCGATTGTTGGGTTAATGCTACAGCAGCAGCTAGGCACTTTGGAAAACTAACCAAAGACTGGTTAAGGGTCTCATCAACTAAAGAATATATCTATGAGGTTGGTAAAGAGCTTGATATTGAAGCGTATAATTCTAAAGAGGATATTTCTCCCCTTTTAGTTCGAGTAGAAAAAGGGCGACATGGCGGCACTTGGATCCATCCTGAATTAGTAATTGAGTTCGCAAGATGGTTATCACCAAAATTTGCTCGTGCTTGTGACCGACACATTAAAAACATGTTGATGTCACAGAGTATGACATTGACCGAAGATCAGGTTATTGGATTACTGACATACAAAGAGGCCACTGAGTGGGAGAAACGATTTCAAGAACCCTATTACAGAGCGCTATCAAAGATGTCGGGTACTCCTTATTTTGGTCATGTTGGCGGTTGTCCATTATTGTTCGCTGGTATCACGGCTAAATGGGTTTATGGAGTTGCATTACCTGATTATGTCTATGAATCAGTCAAAGAAAATAAAGGCGACAGAGAAAAAATCCATCAGTACCTGAAAGGTGATGCCTTGCATGCGGTAGAACAGCAAATGGTAGCAGTAACAAATATTGCCAATAGTTCTGTTGACTACAAAGACTTCGATGCTCGTTGTATGGCTGCCTTTGATGTTAAAGGGCAAATGCAACTGCTTTATCCATCAGCACATGGAGAGCGGCATGCAGCAAGATTACAGTAAGCAAGTAGAAATCTTTTCACTGGTCGTCAGCGAGTTATTTTTGATTAGACAGGTCGCCATGCATAAGCGGCCTGTTTTTCGTTCATCGCTAGGAGATATTAAGTTTAGTGTTGAGTCGCTGGCTAACTTCTTAAAATCATACTATCAGGAAGATTATAAAAGTGACCTCGAATTAAGCATGCTGTTCTTCAATATGCTGAAAAGAGAATACCTACCAGATCCGACGGTGCTGGTTTCTTGGTGCATAAATGAAGAGTTAACGGATGAGGCAATACAGAAAATATCGGGTTTGCTTGAAGACTTTGCGGAAATGGAGTTTTCAAATCAAATTGCATAGGTCGCTCAGCGGCCTTTTTTATTTTTAATGAAAAGGTATCGATATGTTTTTAAAGAAAAAAGAAATCACTATTAGTGGTGAAAATGTTGTTCTCTATGAGCTATCCGCCCTGCAGCGTGCTGATTACTTTGATTTTTTAGCAAAAAAAGAAAAGGAAACCGACGGTCTTGAAGGCGCTGAAAGAGATGCTAAATCAATGCGCTCAATGGTAGAAAGCCAAGCGTGGCTGGTTTCTCGCTCACGTTGGCATGAAGACCGCGATCGTGACATTGATGACCTCTACGACGAAATCGCGCAAACATGGAGCATGGATGCATTAAGCGAAGCGGTTCGCGCCATCTCGGAAATCAGCGGCATGTCGAGTTCTGAGAGTGATGACGATAAAGCGGAAGACGGTGAGCTTATCACGTTGGAAAAGTAGCCAGCCGTGAGCGTATTTTTGCTTTGCGACTTGCGCGTGAATTTGGGCGTCCAGATTGGCGTCGAATGCTAAGTGAAATGAGTGCCTCCGAGTTTAGTGATTGGGTGACACACTTCAGCAAGACGCCTTTTATGCCTCAACTTATTGATATTGAATTTGCTACCTTGCACACCTCTCTTTATATGGCAATGAGTGGCACAAAAACTGAGTTGACCGATTTTATGTTGCTAACTGATGTTGAGGCAGATGAGGGAGAAATGTCAGACGAAGCCATTCAGTTAGCCAGTGAGGGGATATCAGGAGGGGTGCGGTATGAGCAACCAAATAGCGGATCTTGAGATTAAGATTGGCGCGAATACAACCGAATTTCTTGAAAAAGCCGGTCGAGTTCAGCGCGAACTAGAAAAGCAAGAGCGCGATGAGCAGCGATTTGAAAAAATGCGCGAAGACGCATTAGCAAAGCAGGCGGCTAGGGCAGAAGCGGCACTTGCACGCTCACGGTCACAACTCAAGCAGTTTGAAAATGAATCTATTTCAGCGGAGCAAAAATTAGCCAGCGAACGGAAGCGGGCTAATGCTGAATTGGATGCAGCACACAAAAATATACAGGGGCTCATTCAAGCTGAAGCGCGGCGGGCACAAAACGCCAGAAGCCAAGAAGTACTGGCTGAGCAATATTATGCCCAGTTGGATGCAATTAAAGCGAATGGTAAGGGATTAGAAGATCTGAGTGCCATTAAGCGCAAAATGAACAAGGACATGCAGCAGGGATTATTGCATGTCAAAGATTATCAAGCGCTTACCTCGCAAGCAATTGGTACATCAAAATCCATTACACAGTCAGAAAATAGCGCAGCACAAGCCAAGCAGCGCTTTATTAATAAGTTAAAAGAACAGGTCACACAGCAAAACCTGTCACGTACTGAAATGCTGCGATTGCAAGCCGCGCAGCTTGGCGTTTCGAGTTCTGCGGATATTTATATTCGTAAGCTGGAAAAGCAAAATAGTGTCATGAAGGGGGTAGCCTTAACCTCTGGCCAGTATCGTCAAGCTATGCGTCAGTTGCCTATGCAAATGACCGATATTGTTACTTCTTTGGCTTCTGGTATGCCACCATGGTTAGTGGCTGTTCAGCAAGGTGGGCAAATTAAAGACTCTTTTGGTGGGTTTGGTAATTCACTAAAAGCGATCACCTCCTTAATTACACCATGGAAAGTGGCTATGTTTGCCGGTGCTGGTGCACTAACGGCTTTTGGCGTTGCAGCATACCAAGGATCTAAGGAGCTCACCGAGTACAATAAACAGCTTATCTTAACGGGTAACTATGCCGCTAAAACCCAAGGTGAACTCAACGCCTTAGCCAAATCCCTTTCGGGTGATGGCATCACACAGTACAAAATGGCGGATACGTTAGCTCAAGTGGTGGGTTCTGGCTCATTCACTGGCTCGCAAGTCGATATGGTTGCTGGTGTTGCGGCAAAAATGGAGAAGGCAACAGGGCAATCTATTGATGAAACTATTAAACAGTTTCAGCGCCTTAAAGATCAGCCTGTTCAAGCAGTCATGGAACTGGACAAATCCCTTCATTTTTTGACAGCGACACAACTTGAGCAAATAACTACGCTAGAGGAGCAAGGGAGGAGGACTGAGGCAACTAAATTAGCATGGGAGCTTTTTTCTACCTCAATGAATGAACGGACCAAGCAAATAAGTGAAAATTTAGGGACGCTTGAAACTGCATGGAAATGGGTTGGTAATGCAGCCAAGAGCGCTTGGGATAAGATGCTCGATATCGGTAGGGAAAAAAGTGTCGAAGAGCAAATAGAACAGATCGAAGATTTTTTGAATGTATACAAGGGGCCTGCATCCAGCACGTTGTATTTAGAGTCTCAAGGTAAATTGTCTTTGCTTAGATTTCAAAAAATGAACCAAGACGTGGTCGGTACGTTAAAAAAGACATTTACTGAGACCAATGAATTACAGAAAAAACAAATTGCTGCTGATTTAGCCTTAAAAAAACAATATGAGTCAGCGGAAGAAAAGCATCAAAGTAAACTCGAAAAAATCAGGAATGATGAATACGCATCTCAAGCTGCAAAAGACCTAGCTATCCAGCGAGAAAAGGAGCGATATCAAAAGGAGATAGACCGTAAAACACCAAAAGGGAAAGCCTATAAACCTGATATGGGCACTCGGCATGACGAGTCCGCACAAGCAGAGGTTACATCTCTTCAGGCACAATTAAGACTTCTTGAGCAGCATTCTTCAGCAACTGATTTCCTTAGTCAGCAACGTAAAAACCTGCAATTGGAGTTGGCTAAATTTGAAGTTTTAGAAGAAGCTCGAAAGACTCGTAAATTATCTCTTGATGAACAATCTTTATTGAAAAATAAAGAAAGTATTCTTGCGAATAAAAAGCAGTTAGCGGATTTGGGTGACAAAATTGCCAAGCAAGAGCACTTAAATAAACTGCAGGATCAGGCTGATAAGTATGTCAAACAACAGGAGGCGAGGCAAAAAGCAATTGCTGATTCACTGGGTAAGTCCACCATAGAACTTCAGCGTGCCTTGGAAATGGAACAGCTTCGCACTGTTTATGGTGATACACCACAATGGGACAAAGTTAAATCAGCTAAGCAAGCTACTTTTGATAAGGAGGATGCTGCAAAAACGGATTGGATATCAGGTGCTAGTACGGCTTGGGGTAATTATCGTGATGCTGCGCTGGATGCTAATGCGCAAATCCAAAATGTAACATCAGCTACGCTCAATGGTTTTAGCTCTCAACTGGTGGAAACGCTCGCGGGTGGAGAGGCTAACTTTAAAGATTTCACTCGCTCTATCCTGAAAATGTTAGCTGAAATTGCGATTAAAATGACCATTGTTAAAGGGTTTGAAGCCTTTGGTTTTGGTAGCGTGACACCGAATGCTAATGGTGGCGTGTACAACACTCCTGGTCTAAGTGCTTATAGTGGTCAGATTGTTTCTAAACCAACTTTATTCCCCTTTGCTCGCGGTGCAGGACTTATGGGGGAGGCGGGACCAGAGGCGATACTACCTTTGCGCCGTGGCATTGATGGAAAACTAGGTGTTATTGCTGCGAATACGAAGCAAAATTCTGGTGATTTCTATCAAACCAACCATGTCACTATTCAGAATGATGGTTCAAATGGTGAGATTGGACCTCAAGCACTTAAGGCGGTTTATGAAGTGGGTAAAAAAGGAGCTGAAGATTACATGAGAAAGCAGCGTCGTGATGGTGGTTCATTCTCTTAATAAAGTAAATTTAAAGCCTCCAGAGTGAAGGCTAGATAATGGAGGTTTAATGGAAAAATTCAATTGGCCAATTAAACCGGGGATGAAAACGGATTTTTCACCCCGAGTAAGATCTGTACGTTTTGGTGATGGATACGAACAGCGTAAATCAGATGGGCTGAATTCACAGCTTAAAAAATTTAATGTCAATTTATCGCTACCTTTAGAAAAAGCAGATCAGGCACTAGAGTTTTTGGCTCGTCACGGCGGTGTAAAATCGTTTTTGTTTCAACCTATAAAAAGTCAGCCAGCAGTTGTAGTTGTTTGCAGAAAATGGTCTTCAGATGACGGTAATATTCGCAAAACTATCAGTGCTGAATTTGAGCAGGTTATTTTCTAAGGTTTGATTGCTTCCTCTTTTGTTTCAGTACGCTAATATAATGATAATTATTTTAATTAGAGGTCATTATGAAAATATTTGGATATGTAATTGGCGCGGTGGTAGCTATATTTATACTTATTATGGTAGCAGCAAACTTACAGAACCCAACGGGTGGTGATGCCATATCTTTCGCAAAAAAAAGAGTAAGTGAGCTAATGAAGGATCCATCTTCAACGGAGTTTAAGTCAGTGGAGTTTTTTCCTAGCACGCAGAATCAGAAAGAGGAAATTTATGGTTTTGTGTGTGGCTTTGTTAACACCAAAAATAGTTTTGGGGCTTACACTGGATTCAATAGGTTTCACATGAATATAAGTGTTAGTAATAACGGTCGTAGTGCAACTATGTCGCCACCACTAATTGAAGATCCAACTAGTCCATCATCACCTGAGCTATTTGATAATTTCTGGAAAGATAATTGCCGAAAGAAATAAATTACGTATTAATTAAAGGCCACCTTCGGGTGGTTTTTTTGTAGGTAAATAAAATGCAAAACATCCCACCTGAGTTACTTATTGCAGTTACTGAAATTGAAGGTGACTCCGAAATCATATTATATGAAATAGATCTAACCAATATCGGTGGTGTTCGCTATCGGTTTCACGACGGCGCGAATGAATTATTAAAACCGATTATTTGGCAAGGGCAACAATATGAGCCTTATCCTATTGTTGGTGAGGGGTTCGAGTTTAACGGTAAAGGGCCATCAACCCGTCCAACTATTTCATTATCAAATTTATTTGGTTTGGTTTATGGCATTGCTAGTCGGTTAAATTCAGGCATCGGGGGTACAGTGATCCGTAGAAAAACGGACGCTAAGTTTCTCGATGCGGATAATTTTGCTGGTGGTAATGAAAATGCCGATCCAACTCAAGAGCAGGTGAGTCGATGGGTAATTGAGCAACTGACCTCGATAAACGCAGAAACAGCGACTTTCGAGTTAGCCGCTCCAACTGAAACCGATGGGGCGACATTGCCAGCTCGAGTCATTCTTTCTGATGTGTGTAATTTTGCTTATCGAGGTGAGGAGTGTGGCTATAAAGGTGAGCCAGTAGCTGATGAACTTGGGAACCCAACCCAAGATCCAACAAAAGACAAGTGCGGAAAGCGGTTATCTGATTGTAAATTAAGAAACAATACACATCGAATAGGCTGCTTCCTCTCCTCATCTCGCCTTAGTCAATAAGGATCCCTATGTTAGAACAAACTATTCTGGAACATGCTAAAAGCATGGCGCCACAGGAGTCGTGCGGCCTTGTGATTATTCAAGAGGGTACCGAGGTTTATATTCCCTGTGAAAATCAGCATGCCGATCCTGAAAACCATTTCTCGATTGCAGTTGAAAGCTACATCCAAGCCGAACGCTTAGGTGATGTGGCTGCTATTGTTCACAGTCATCCAAATGGAAAGCTTTACTTAAGTTCAGCAGATAGAGCTCATCAACTCAAAACACATCTCCCCTGGTGGTTAGCGTGTGATGAAAAAATTATCAAATTTGAATGTGTGCCTAAGTTATTAGGTCGTGAGTTTGCTCATGGTTCTACGGACTGCTATGGCTTGTTTCGTGATGCTTATCACCTATCCGGTCATTCATTGCCGGATTTTGATCGCGAAGACAATTGGTGGCGGCAAGGTAAAGAGCTCTATTTAGATAATTTGACTGAAAATGGCTTTAAGCAAGTCAAAAGAGATATCCAACCCGGTGACATTATTTTGTGTTGTTACGCCAGTTCTCGCGCAAATCATGCCGCAATCTACCTCGGTGATCAGACAATCCTGCACCACGTCCCTAATCAATTAAGCAAACGTGAGGTTTATAACGAAAGATGGCAAAAAATGACTCACTCGATTTGGCGTTACCGCAGTTGGCAACCATCCGATTTTATGGGGATCTGCAACGATTTGGCCGTCGATTCGATTTAAATATAAAAACCGCAGCCGAAGGGCTTCATGCCTTATTCCTTCAAATCCCCAATATTAAACAGCAATTCCGCGAAGGTTGGTATCAGATCCGTATAAGTGGCTCTGATGTTAAGCCTAATGAGCTTCATCAACGTATTTATGAGCCGCTAACATCCAATGCGGTTATCCATATTGTGCCACGTATTGAAGGTGCTAAATCTGGTGGTGTTTTTCAGTTTGTGGCAGGTGCCGCTATTTTGGGGCTGGGGTGGTGGGGGCCTGCTTGGATATCGGCGACAGCGGCAACCATGATGATGTCAGCAGGTGCCGCAATGATGTTGGGCGGCGTTGCTCAGATGCTGACTCCGCTTCCTAAGCGAGCCAGCTTATCTCGTTCTGAAGAAGAAAAAGGGAACACCTATTTCAGCAATCTAGACAACTCAGTGGCTCAAGGGATGGCGGTACCTATCGCGTACGGTGAAATCATGTGTGGATCGCGGGTAATTTCTCAGTCTGTCGAAATTATGGATGACAGTGAAGGCAAAGATATTGACGTAGGCAAACACGGTGGTAGTGGGGAGACTTAATCATGGGTAAAGGTGGAGGCAAGCAACGTACACCGTACGAAGCACCTAACGATTTAACATCAAGGCAAAAACTGTCTATCGTTGACCTTGTAAGCGAAGGACCCATTGAGGGGCCTGTGGGTGATTTAAAGGGCGTGTATCTTAATAATACCCCTGTGATTGACTCGTCTGGTAATAGTAACGTTAATGGCATGACGGCTCAGTGGGTCTCTGGAACATTGGAGCAGCCGGCATTAGAGGGGTTTTCTTCATCCTCAAGTGAAACTCCTGTGGGGATTGAAATAAAAAAAAGCACCCCAGTTACACGAACAATTACCTCGAGGAACATTGATCGCCTCCGCTTAACGTTTGGAACCCAAACATTGGTCGAGGTTAAGGATAACGGAGATAGAGTACCCACTGCAGTAGAATTACAAGTTCAAGTGCAGCGCAATGGTACATGGGTGGCAGAGAAAAATATTACAATCCGAGGGAAGCGTAGTAATTCACCTTATTTAACTGCGGTTATTATTGATAACTTACCATCTCCACCATTTAGCATTCGTATGGCTCGCATTACACCGGATAGTAATAGCGATAAACTACAAAATAATACGATATGGTCAAGCTATACCGAGATCACCGATATTAATCAAACCTATCCGGGTTCAGCGGTTGCGGGGTTGACGTTTGAAAGTGAGCAGTTTGGTAATCAATACCCCTCTCGCAGTTACCTCATTAGGGGGCGTATTGTTCAGGTGCCTGATAACTATAACCCCGAAACACGAGAATATAGTGGTATCTGGAGTGGAACATTTAAACCTGCTTACACAAATAATCCTGCATGGGTTTTGTATGACTTATTGACAAATTCCCGTGCCGGGCTAGGTAAGCGGTTAAAGCTGTCAGAAATTGATAAATTTGCACTTTATGTTATTGGCCAGTATTGCGATCAGAGGGTGCCTGATGGTTTTGGGGGGACAGAGCCCCGCGTTACCTGCAATGCTTACATTACTGATATTCGTAAAGCTTATGACTTTTTTCAAGATCTCTGCTCACAAATGCGAGTGATGTTTGCATGGAATGGGCAAATGCTCACTTTCATTCAAGATCGCCCGAGTGATGTTGTTTGGCCTTACACAAACGCCAATGTGGTTGCAGGTCGATTTAATTACAGCTTTAGCCCGGCAAAAGCCCGCCATAATATCATTGAAGTGCGTTTCATTGATCCTGAAAATGGTTGGAAAACCAGCATCGAACAGGTAACGGATGATGCACTGGTAGCTCAATTCGGTCCTAACGTCTTACGCCTTGATGCTTTTGGGTGTACGAGCCGAGGTCAAGCAAGGCGCTATGGTTTGTGGGTGTTAATGACTGAAAAGTTAGAAACACAAACAGTAGAATTTGACGTGGGGGCGGAAGGGTTGCGCCATACTCCCGGTGACATTATTGAAATCATGGATAATGACTGGGTCGGTGGTGAGGATCCCATTAGTGGCCGTCTCATTGACATTAATGCCACTCAAAAAGTTTTAACTTTAGACAGGGAGATCACCCCGCCCAAATCAGGCTCAATATTTATTACCTTGATGAATGGTACTGGCAAATATGAACGTGTGAAAATTACGGGATACTTATCCAATAACCAAATCAAAGTTGAGGCTGTACCTAAAGGGCTAAAAGCAAAAACAATTTGGGGAATTAATCCACCTGATTTAGCTAGACGTTTGTTTAGAGCTATCACCGTTTCTGATAAAGGTGATGGTACCTATAGTATTATTGCAGTTCAGCATGTTCCCGAAAAAGAGGCAATTGTTGATCAGGGTGTAAAATTTGAACCATTGCCCGATACACCATTGGGTGGCTACATTCCTCCAGTTGAAAACCTTTCCGTAGAGATCAGCGCTGATAGTGATAACTGGCAAGTGGAAGCTAACTGGACTACGGCAACAGCGATCCGTGGTGTTGATTTTATCCTCAAATTAACCCAAGCAGGGCGTATTGTTGGTACTGCTAAAACCCAAGAAAACCGTTATCGCATTGGGAATTTACCTCAGGGCAATTATTTGCTTTCTGTAGTACCACAAAATAATGATGGGCAAAAAGGCGAACAAGCCTCAGTCTCATTTGATATTAACCCACCGCCACCACCTTCTTATATTGATGTTGAGCCGGGCTTCTTTAGCCTAGGGATTATCCCGCATGTGGGCGGGCAAAATGCGCTGCGCTTGCAGTATGAGTTTTGGTTTTCCGAAAAACAGATCGCCAATATCAATGAAGTTGAGCTATTAGCTGAATACCTTGGCAATGGCACGATGTGGGTTATTCAGGGAAGAAAGCTTAAAGCTGGCCAGACATATTATGTTTATGTCAGAACCGTGAACCCAGTAGGCAAATCGCAGTTTATTGAAGCCAACGGCAAGCCAGAGGATCGGGCTGATGAAATATTGGAAGTTATCGGCGATAAGTTTCTCAGCACTGAAGCTGGCCAGCGAATGGAGTCTCGAATTGAGGATATTGAAGAAGAGCAAGTCAATATCAAACATGACATCGTTGATGTTGATAGCAAGACAATTGAACTTGATAACAAAGTTTTTCAACTCAATACGAACGTTGAAATTGTGGGTGAAGCTGTCCTGCAGAATGTGCAGTATACAACGCGCGTAAACTTTAAGTTGAATGAGGAAGTTAAAGATCGTAAAGCGGAAATCTTTGAAATCAAGCAAGTGCAAGTTGCTGATAGAGAAGCCGCGGCACTTTGGCAGACCCAAACGAGTGCCACAATAGCGTCTAATACATCATCAATTTTAGAAGTTAAACAGGCGCAAGCCACGTATGAGAAAGCTTCAGCGGAAAAAATTGACCAAGTCAAAGCTGATGTTGAGGGCGTGACAGGGCGAGTCACGCAAGTGGAAAACGCGACAGCCACGCTGGAAAAAGCACAGGCCGAGTTTAAGCAAACCACAATTGCAGAGTTTGGCGATATTTACGGCGCGATTACTCGCATGGAAATTGCGAATACCAACAAGGAAATCGCCCAAGCCGAAACGGCCATGCAGACCATTGCTAGCTTTAGCAAAATGACTGACCGTTTGCGGACCTCTGAAGCCAGTATTTTACGGAATGAAAAAGCGATAGCGACAGCTGACAAGGCTATAGCGGAAACGGGTGTTCAGCTTAAAGCGCATATTGATGATACTGCGGCAAATATCACTGAAATCAAAAAGGTTCAGGTTGAACAAGACAAGGCACTTGCACAAACCCGAGAGCAGCTCACTGCGGATATTAAAGCGGGTGATGACCAACTGAAGGAGGATATTGATAAACAAGGGCGTGAGTTGTCGGATGTGAGTAGTGTTGTTGATTCTCAAAAAACGGCTATTGCTAATTTGGAAGAAACGACAACAGAAACGAAAGAAAATCAGCAAAGTATTTATGAAGAAATGCATGCTAACTTTGCACAGGTACGCAAAACGCAAGCGGATCAAGCATTATCACAAGCGGAGTCGACATCTCAAACTACAGCGGAAGTAAGTAAAGTCCGTAACGATAATCGCAAAATCAAGGCGCAAGTTGAGCGTACGGAAGAAGCAACAGCCACACTGGAAAAAGCCCAAGCGAAGTTATCCGAAAAAGTTTCCGCTTTGAATGAAGAAACGGAAGCGGCATTTGTTCGCGTCACAGAGTCAATCGCTGAAAAAGACAAGGCCCAAACCCAGCACACCGAGCAAACCCGTGCGGAGTTACAGAAAAACATTGATGAGAAAGGTCAGCAAATCGATGAGCAAGGAAAGGTCATTGATAAGCAAGGTAAAGATCTTTCTAACGTCAGTTCAGCGGTAACTAAAAACACCAATGCGATAGCTGACACTAATAAAACCATTGCAGAAAACGAGGAGAAAACAAGTAGTCGCTTTGAGGGGAATGAAGCTGATATTGCTCATATGCAGAAAACAGAAACAGACAAGGAGTCTTCCCAAGCGGAAACGCTCTTACAGCTTGCTGTGCAAAATATGAAGCAAGGCAATGATGCAAGGGTAATTAAGGCTAGCATCATTGAAACCAATAAGCTGATTGCAACCAATGAAAAAGCACTTGCTGAAAAGTTTACTCAGTTGAATGCGGATTACGAGCAAAGCAATGCCCGTGTGACTCAAATTGAAAAAGTGATTTCAGACAATGAAAAGGCTCAAGCGGCAGCTAATGAGCTAATTCATTCCGAAATCATAGACACTAAAGCGGAAATTGAAAAACGGGCGGAAACGTCAGTTGATCATAAGGGAAATGCATCATCGGTATTTAGCATCAAATCAGCGGTTATGCTCAATGGTCAGTACTATGAAGCACAAATGATGATTGGCGCTATTGTCAAAAATGGAAAAGTGACGACGCAAATTGGTTTCAGTGCTGACACATTTGGTATTTTCAATCCCTCCAGCGGCAAGTTGGAACCCGCATTTATGGTTGTTAACGGGCAAGTGGTTATTAATGAAGCGTTTATCAATAAAGCGGTGATAGGTAGTATTGTTGTGCAAACGGATATGCGCTCACCTGACTATGTGCCGGGTAAATCGGGTATGCGTATCGATATGCAAAACGGTGTATTTGAAACAAACAGTAATGATGGTGATTACTCCGTTATCCGAAACAGTAAAGGTAACTACTTCAAATATAAGGGGGTGTATATTATGGAGCAAGGGTGGTTCTTATGATTGATAGGTTATTTGGTCTAAAGATCCGCAATTTAGACGGCAGTGAGTTTGTGTTTAATGAGCACACTGCCCCAGCGACAAACCTTTGGACTCGTTATGTCAAAAGAAGCGATGGACTATCTCCAGATGGTGGTTGGCTAACATACAAATGGAATTGTCCCAATGAAATTCCAGAAGGGTATGGGTTCCAAGTGGTTTCTTTGAGTGCAGCAGAGGTGACGTTTACGCAAAGTGGCGATAGGCGCTATGTATCAGGCACAAAGGATAAAATTGCGTATAGCTCAAATGGTAGAAAAGTCACAGTGATGGGAAGCTCTATTTTTCTTGAGAATACACCGCCTCTTGGTTATGCATATGCGACTCATAAAGCCAAAGTGTATATTACGGATGC